CGAGGCGGTCAATGGCTGGGAGCAACTACGCAAAGGCCGACAAGTGACTGGCGCAGTGGCTCGCACTATATATAGTTATATGACCAGCAAGGAACGCATATTGCGGGGCTACAAAAAGCTGACCGCGCTGGGTGATGAGGACTTGGTGACGCTCGACCAACTGATCGCGGACCACGGGCTGATGCCACAGAAAGATCTTTTAACGCCGATACAAGACTGTATCTGGCATGAAGCGATGGACAACATACCGTCCACCGAAAGGGCGTACATCACGGCTCTACTGCGCCGCGGTGAGAAGTTCAATGCAGAGCCTCGCATCAAGGTGTCCACGATCCACGGCTCAAAGGGCGGCGAGGCGGATAATGTGGTACTGTTTACTGACTTGTCTACAGCATCAGAAGAAGAGTTTAGAAAGAATCCTGACGACACGCACCGCGTATTCTATGTGGGTGTTACACGGGCCAAGGAAAACCTGTATCTTGTGGAGCCACAAGACTTAGCAAAGAGTTATGATTTGATATGAAACAGCAAGAGTTATTTGACAGGAAAGAGTTTATTAAGTCTGAGATCGAAAGAGCATATGTGAATGCTGATGATGACTGGAAAAGAGAATATTATAACAACGCCGTAGAGTACCTCTCTAAGCACAAGATTATTGAAGGCGGGAAAATATGTGCGTTCTGTAGAGAACGTGGAATGTCTGAGCCGCATCATCATAATGTATGGGGTTCTATGGTGGCGTCGTTAAAGAAGTTAGGGTGGGTGGAAAAAATTGGAATGGTTGCACCTACTACTAGACACACACATATTAACGCGGTTTGCCAATGGGAAAGTAAACTGTATCGGGGTGAATGATAAATGAAGCAGGAAAAGATAATGGGACACACTATCTTTGTCCCGATAGACGACTTGCTTGAAGTCACTGTCACTCCTAATTTTCATGTACATAAGTGTGATTGGTGTGGGTCCATGTTTAATTCTTTTAGAGACGATGCACGTTATTGTTCAGCCTCTCATAAAGCCGCCGCAGGGCGTCAAAGACAGATACAGAAATATGAAGACGAGATTGCCGCTTTAAAAGAAAAGGTAAAAGAATATGAAACGCGATGAAATTTTAAAAAAAGCAGAGTCCTTGATCAACGGGGACCGCGACCGCGACTACGGCGATGCACATAAAAACTTTCAGGATGTAGCCAAGCTGTGGTCTGTTATTCTGGAAACAGAAGTAACTGAGAAGCAGTTTGTCCTGTGTATGCTCATGGTCAAAGCCGCACGGCTAATGAAGACCGACCACGAGGATAGCTGGGTAGATATCTGCGGATATGGAGCTCTAGGTGGCGAAGAAAAGTAAAACAGAGCGGCTGATACGGTTTATAAGACTAGAACAGCTTGAAGACCATCTTAAAGACGGTTGGAAAGTTTTAAAACGCGGGACCGAAATGGTAACTATTTATAGGAAATGATATGCTTCAGATGCACATGGATACCCCTAAGTCAGAGTGGGTGCCACCGGCAGAACTGCCAGACATATTCGACGCCAAAGAAATTGCCATCGACGTTGAAACACGCGACCCCAACATCAAGACCAACGGGCCCGGATGGGCAACGGGTGACGGTGAGGTTGTAGGCTATGCCATAGCCGTTGACGGCTGGTTTGGTTACATACCTATCCGTCATGAGCACGGCGGTAATCTGGACGAGCGCATAGTCAACAAATGGCTTAAAAAAGTCTTTGAGTGCCCCGCTGATAAAATCATGCACAACGCACAGTACGACGCGGGTTGGATCAGGCGTATGGGCTTTACCATCAACGGGCGAATAATCGACACAATGGTTGTTGCGTCCTTGCTGGATGAGAACAGGTTCAGCTACAGCTTAAACAACGTAGCCTATGATTATCTAGAGAAGATAAAAGTCGAGAAAGGTTTAAGAGAAGCTGCAATAAGCTTTGGCCTCGACCCTAAGTCAGAAATGTGGAAGATGCCCGCCATGTATGTCGGCCCCTACGCCGAAGGCGATGCCACTTTGACGTTGGACCTTTGGAACCATTTCAAGATAGAATTAGAAAAGCAAAAACTTTGGAACATAGTTAACTTAGAACTGGACGCACTACCCTGCTTAATAGACATGACATGGCGTGGAGTACGAATAGATCAAGACAGAGTGGAGCGTACAAAAGACGCCCTGTTCAAAAGAGAAAAGGCCGCGCTTCAAAAGATAAAGGATATNTCCGGACTAAATGTAGAAATCTGGGCAGCACGATCCCTGTCCAAAGCATTTGATCAACTAAGCATAGCCTACCCCAAGACAGAAAAAGGNGCACCGTCCTTTACTAAGCAGTTTTTGTCTGACCACCCGCACGAGTTTCCCAAGCTGATAGTCGAAGCTCGTAACCTGAATAAGACCAGCGGCACGTTTCTTAACACCATTATGAAGCACTGCCGATCCGATGGCCGTATACATAGCCACATAAACCAGATCAGATCGGACGACGGCGGGACCGTATCGGGGCGCATTTCAATGTCTAACCCCAATCTGCAACAAATACCGGCCCGCGACCCAGAGCTTGGCCCTATGATCCGTAGTCTGTTTCTACCAGAAGAAGGCGAGCAATGGGCGGCTATAGATTTCTCGCAACAGGAACCGCGGATCTTGGTCCATTATGCCCACGTTCTGGGTAACGCAAAGGGGCGGGTTCCGTTCAAAGGTACAGAAGAATTTGTAGAGGGCTATAGAAATAATCCTGATATGGATTTTCATACGATGGTGGCAGAAATGGCCGACATTAATCGCAAACAGGCTAAGACAATCAATCTGGGTATGATGTACGGCATGGGCGTCAACAAGCTGGCGAACCAGTTAGATATCGAAGTGGACGAAGCCAAGAGCCTGATTACGCAATACCATGACCGCGTTCCGTTTGTAAAAGGCTTGATGAACGGCGTGATGCAGCATCTAAACAGTAACCGCAGCGGCGGCACTATAAGTTCTATCTTGGGNCGCAAATGCCGATTTGATCTGTGGGAGCCTACTACATTTGGTATGTCCAAAGCCCTGCCATATAAGGCAGCCGTCAGCGAATATGGCGAGACAACCCGTTTGAAGCGGGCCTATACCTACAAAGCTCTCAACCGGTTGATCCAAGCGTCTGCCGCGGACATGACAAAGCAAGCTATGGTAAACATTCATAAAACAGGACGTGTACCATTAATTCAAATTCACGACGAGATCGCTATTTCTGTGAAAAATCGTGAAGAAGCAAAAGAAATTGCAGAAATTATGGAAAATGCTGTAACATTAGAGGTGCCTAGTAAATGCGACGTTGAGATCGGCCCAAGCTGGGGCGAAGCATCGTAACTTTATTCACGGTAAACCTCCCTTAGAACTGGCTCCGCTTCGGCGGGGCCTTTTTTGCTTGTATAATAACAGTTTCTCTTATATATTCCTTTACATAAGGAGCTATATATGGACATCACCAAGTGGAAATCCGTCCTCGTACCGATCGAAGTGTACGAAGAGATCAAGAAATTAGCGAAATTAGAGGGCCGGACAATATCTGGTCAGCTTCGCGTTATGTGGAACGTGTATCGTAAAACAATTAGTTGACCCTTTTTTTTACCTATGGTATGCGATAAGTCTTAGTTATAAGGAGATATTTATGTTAGATAAGTTTTTGCGTATGTTTTTTCCTATGTTTTTCTCTGAGCCAGAGAGGGCTAGAGACGACAAGGGCCGTCTGCGGGCAGACAACAAAGCGACGCCCGCGGTCAACGAAGCGTGGGTAGGCGGCAAGGCCCCTGTCAAAAAGAAGCGTGGCCGTCCTGCAAAGGCCAAGAAGTGACCATCCAAGAAGGAGACGGCAGCATGGGCCGGTTAATAGCCGATGGACTATGCCCGCGCTGTCATTCCGTCTCGTCACCAGTCGAGGTCCACGGGCATTATCAATGTTCCGTGTGCAAAATGGTAGTATCTGAATGCTGTCAGGGAGAGAGAAATGATATGCCCGAAGTGTCAGGGGAAGACTAAGGTCTATAACAGTAGGCCGTTCGGAGACAACATCCGCCGCCATCGTCTATGTCTGAAGTGTGGTCATAAATACTCAACTTTAGAAATTTTAGAAGTTATTGCTGACGTGGTTCCAAAAGAAAAACCCGTCGCAAAACCTAAACCCGTTAAGAAAAAACGGTTTGAAGAACTTGATTTCGATAGCATGACCGACGAAGAGATAGAAAAAGCGATGTTTAACGAAGATTTGTCTTGACTATTCTTACACTATCGCATATATATGGGGTTGTAGAGCCCCCAAGCTTTACATTTCCCGTAGTTAGCCCTCAGAGCCTTGTGTTCTGGGGGCTTTTTTATGTAAATAACTATAATATATAAACAAAAACTGCATATGTTTTTGTACTTAGAATTATCTTGACACCCGCATAGTATGGGACTATATAAGGGTATGTTAAACAAATGAACGGGAGATACCAATGGGTAGACAAAAGAACTTTGAAAACATGACGCATGAAGAGCGTTGTGCGTATTGGGAAAAGAAGCGGGAAAAAGAAATCGCGGACCGCGGAATTCTTATCCAAGAAATAGCCGCGCAACAACCAGAAATGCTGGCGGCTGTTAAAGA